CATTATTAATTACAAGTCTTATTTCGTTTTCATTGGCTACAGAATAGTCTAGCGTATATGAAGTTGTTGCACTTGTTGTAAAGTGCTGAACTGCAAAGCTAGTGTAGCTTAAAGCTGGTTGATTACCAATAAAAGGCATTAATTAAATCTCCTTAACTACTAATATCATCTACTGTTGATACCCAAACATCTAATGATGAAGCTGTGTCTGAAACAACTTTTAATGCGTCATTGTTTTGAACAACAAATTTAGCTCCGCCATCCAATACCTGTAATGCACTCCCAACTGGGATGGGTGCATTTTTTACAAGATAGATGTCATTAGAACCATCATTGATGTAGACAGAAGCATTAACTGCTGAAGTCGCAACATTAGCAACTGATATTCCTACAACTGTGTCATAAGAGTTAGCAGTAAATAATGTTGCAGCAGATGTTCCTACATCGTTGCTTGTGTATCTTCTAAAGTTTTGTGCCATGTTTACTCCTTACTATAATGCTATTGCCATTGCAATCGCAAATCCATTACTTGCCAAACTTGTTGCATCTACAGCAGCTAGTTGCCAAGATGAACCATTATAAACCTTTAATACATTTGATGTTGTATTGAAATATAAATCTCCTGCAGTTAGTGCATCCCCATCATTATCTACTGTAGGATCACTAGCTTTTGCACCTAAATAAGTATCATCAAAGTTGTCAGCAGCAGCTTCGGCTGCGGCTTGTGCGGTTTCGGCAGCAGTTTTAGCTGTTTCTGCATTAGTAGCACTTGTTGCAGCATTGGTCGCTGAAGTTGAGGCAGCGCTTGCTTGTGTTGTTGCAGTGGTAGCTGAACTAGCAGCAGATGTAGCACTGGTACTAGCATTTGTCTCAGATGTTGCAGCGTTAGTTGCACTTGTAGCGGCTGCAGTAGCCGATGTTGCAGCATTTGTTGCAGAGGTAGCTGCAGCAGTAGCTTGAGTAGCTGCTGATGTAGCTGATGTTGCTGCGTTTGTTTCTGAAGTGGCAGCGTTAGTTTCTGAAGTAGCAGCATTAGTAGCTGATGTACTTGCTGCACTAGCTTGAGTAGTAGCAGTTGTTGCAGATGTGGCTGCTGAAGTTGCAGAGTTAGCAGCGTTTGTGGCAGATGTTGCGGCAGCAGTTGCAGAGTTTGCTGCATTGGTTGCGCTAGTAGCTGCGGCTGTGGCACTGGTTGCTGCTGAAACAGCGTCTACCAATAATTCAAAATGATCTGTGTCAGTTAATAAATCTCCAACAACTGAATCTGCTACACAAATATATACGTTGTTAAGTTGAGCAGCAGTTGTTGATTTAACTATATCTCTAACATTATAAGCCTCTGTTGTAGTAGTGGCATCTGTACCTTGATATGTACCTAATTCTTGTGTTACTGAAATTTCTCCAGCACTATCAAATGCTAAAATTTTATTTGCTCTTTCTGTTGCACCTACAGTAAATTCTGTAGATGTCATTGTGTTTGTTCTTGAAAGTTTTATGGATCTATCTGTTGCTTCAGATACTTGTTGTGCAATCATAGTTGCACGATCCAGACCCTCTTCATTTGTCTCCGCAGGGAATGGATCATTAGCGATATAATCTATCGCTTGTGTTTGCGGGACATTCCTTCTTATAACAACTGTCTCACCTGTTACTGGTATATTACCAGCAGTAAAAGTTATGCTTCCACCCGAAGCATCACCTGCACCTGCTACTGTATAATGAGTTGTTAAAGTTTTAGTTGTCTCAGTTCCTGCTGCTGATCTTATAATTACTACTAAGTCTGTGTCCGCAAAAATTTTGAAGTTGTAGGCAAAGGTTGTGGTTGAGCCATTACCATTATGTGATGATTTTATTATCGTTGTAGATACTGTCATAAATTCTCTATATACTATTCCCCTAATTCATCAACAATCATATTATTGACATTTTTTATAATCAAAGCATTTTGAAGTGCTATCAAAGATAGACCATTTTGTACATCTCTTTTTGATGGTTGATATGTTGGATCAAAAGCCATCTTTGTTAGATTTCTAGTGGTATCAAATGTTGAACTTACTAAATTAATTGTTGGTATACCACTTAAAAAATTAGATGCTAAATCTGTATTTCTACCATAACTAAATGGAAGATCATCTAAAAAAGGATATAAAGCTGTATCTATTGCTCCCGGTATTAACGAGGACCAAGATGATCTTAAAAATCCTATCTTAGCTAAGTTTTCTGGTGATAATCTTTTTTCTAAATATTGTTTTTGATCTTTTCTTCCAAAAGAATTTATATAACTTTGAACTGCGTAGAATTGTACAGCTCCTACCATAGATGCCATAAATGCAGAATAAGTTTGAAAATCTTTACCTCTTGTTTCTGCAAGAACATATAATCTATTCATTAATTGTTTTGTATATGAACCTAATGTAAATGTTCTAAACTGAGTAAGTATTCTAGTATAGTCTGTAGTAAACCATCTATTCATTACACCTACATCATTTCTTTGAACAACTCTATCTATAAATCTTTGCATGCCTACACTATAATGCGATCTAGCTTCTGGTGTCCAATTATCTAAACCTATACCTTGATACTTACCATCTTTATAAACAGAATGTTTACTTATCTGATCTGCTATTTCATTAAACTCTTTTTCATTCCAACCAAAATATTTATATCTTACTTGATCTCCTTTTGATAATTTATCAAATACTTTTGTTGTTTTATGTTTCTTAATTAAATCATTTACATTGTTAGATATTTTTAATGCAAGTCCTCTACCTGCTATAATCTGAGAATACATAGTCATTGGATTTAAGAATGATATATCAGCAACAAATCTTTTAGCTTTTGCTGCATATAATTCTGTAGCATCTAATCTACTTCCTGTAGAATCTAAAGGTATGTCAAGTTCATTATCTAATCTTCCTACTGGTGAGTGCATAAATTTATCTAATCCAACTGGTACTCCTTGCGATCTAAGTTCTTCTAATATCTCATCATCAAACTTAACTTTACCTGCTCTTAATTTATTTAATATGTCTTTAAATCCGGGATTAGCTTGAAGAAATGTTTTTAATCCTACTTCGGAAACTGCTTGATAAAGTTCAGCACCTTGAGCAAAACCAACTTGACCAAATAATCTAAGAAAGTTGTAGTCTTGTGCAAGTCTTGCCATTCTTCTCATAAACCCATTTGGATCACCACCTTTTTCTAAAGGTGATTGCTTGCCAGTGAGTGATGAAACTATCACTTCTATATTTTCTACATCTCTGTAAATATTTTTATATTTAGGATTAGCCTCTCCTCTTTCTTTTACCTCTTTTAAAAAATCTACATATTCTTTATTGTTTTTAAAATTACCAAAACGAGCCATGGCTGCAGCACCTAAGACCTGTTGATTATATCTTTTTAACAATCTTGTAAGATTTCTTTCTGTTAAATCTTTTATAGATAAAGAATCTATTGTACCTGTTTTATTATTTTTTATATCTATTCTTGCATTAAGATCAAAAGGTAATCTTTTTTGTGCATTGGGATCAAGCGTGTTTCCTGTTCCTTTTTGTATTTTAGCTAAAATTATTTTTATTTGCTCTTCAGTTAAATCAAGACCCTCTAAAAATTCTCTTACAACAGCAATATTAGAACCTTGAAATGCTCTTGCTAAATCTGTTTCTTGACCATAATATCTTGAGTTACTTATCTTACCTACAATTCTTTTAATCATTCTTGTGAATAATTTATCACCTAAGTCAGCTTTTAAATCTCTTAAAGCATTTGCAAAAACTAGCTCTACTTGATCTATTCCATAATCATCTATAGCTCTCATAACTTTACTTGGTGAGTGAACATGAGGAATATAATTAGGAACTCTTCTTCCTGCTATTTCATCCCAACCCTCTCTTCCTGTTTGAGCAACAATATCTAAAGTGTCATCAAATGCTTTTGTAGCTAACTTCGATAAGTTTCTCATTTCAATAGTAACTTCATTTGACATATCAAATCTTTCTGGAAATTCTTTAAGGTCTGACATTAGAGCTTCAAATCTCTCTTCAATATCAAATTGACTTTTAAACGAAACATCTTTGTTAGCTTTTTTAAATGAACGCAAAGCTATCTCTCTATAATTATTATATTCATACATAGTTTGATATTGAGTTCTATTTTTCCAATCTATAGCTGTATCTCCTTTTGTATTACCAACAACAGGATCATTAACAAATGTTTCTCTAAATCTTCTAATAATAGGATCAGGTGATCTATTAAGTTGTGATGCAATATCAAATCTTAAATGTGTCTTTTTAAATTTTTCTTCCCAATAAGTTCCTACTCCCGGTTCGTTTCTAACATCATCTACTACTTTAGGATTCATAGAGTTAGCTTCTTTAGTTAAAATCATTCTTTTATTTTTAATTTTTTTAGGGTCTATTTCTAAATTATTTTTTTGTGCAAACTCTTGTATCTCTTGTAATTCTAAAGTTTGTTTATATTTTTCTGCAGCTTCATCTAATTTTTTATATGACTTAACAATTTCTTTTGGTGTTGCATTTGTTTTAGCATTAACTCTGCCAAACCAACCAGCAGGAGAACCTAAAGTAAATCCAGCAAGTGAAGCGTAAGCTATATCAATAGGATTTTTATATTTATCTAAACCAACTAAACCAGCTTCAATAGCCATGTTTTCACCACCAACTATAAGACCAAACTTTAATGCTCTTTTTAATCTCATAATTTTTGATGGCACTGTTGCATAAGCTCCATAACCACCAAAAGGAATAGTTGCTACAGACAAAGCAATAGCTGCGGGATCGGCAACAGCAGCTACCATCCTTGCACCAAAACCTCTCCATCCAAGTTTTGATATTTCTGCTTCTGTTTCTAATCTTTCTTTTACTTGTTTTTCTATGTCATAAAAATGCTCTTCACTTCTAGCATCAAAGAAAGCATCCTTCATATAGTCTGGGTATTGATCTATACTATCAACCATTTCTTTTGTTGGTACAAAATCAAAATCTATTGCGTAGCCATCTTCTTTACCAAAATTATTAATACCACTTACAAATAAATTATCTATTTCAAATGATTTAGCTAACGCCTCGCTCCAAGTAAACTTAGATTCTAATTCACCTCTTTGTTTTCTTGCAAAGTAATCTACATCTGTAGGAATAGTTTGTGCAGGATTTGATAATCCCATTTTATCTACAGTAAATTCTATTTTATCAGATTTTTCTTTTAAAGGATTTACCTCGATGTTTAAATTTTCACTTGACATTATGGTATCATCTCTGAAATTATATCAAACTCTTGTTTCTGTTTTTGTATTCTATTGTATTTATCTACAAATTCTTCGTATCTTACATCTTTCATTAAAGGATATATCTTTTCAACAATATCTTTGTAAGTCATTCTAGCTTTATCGTAACTACCTTCATCAAAATCGCTAGTTGGATCAACAATATCTATTGATATAGGTACACCTGTATTCTTATCTCTTAAAACAAAACCTTGATTACTTGTTAAAGAACCAGCATTAAAATAAACTGGTACAATATCTTCTAACTCGTGTTGTTCTTTGTTTATTCTACCGCTATCATACAAATCTTTTATATATAGTTTGACAGCTTGATCGTGATATTCTGGATAAATATTATTTTTAGGAACTAATTGTTTAAAATCATCAACTCTATAATTTTCTTCAATATAATTTTTAGCAAATTCTAAAGCTGTTTTTTCTGAACCAGTTGCAATCATTACATTATTTGCAACATTTTTCATAATAATAGTTGCATACGCTTCATTTTCAAACTCAAGTCCAAATTCAAAAGGAGTAACACCGGGAAAATCTAACTCATTAACTTTATCAGTAACTGCTTTACCATCTGCTTTTAACAATTTGAATTTATCAGGATTATTTTTATATTGTAATTCATTATTAAATGCTTGTTCAAATGTTTGTTTCATTGTGTTCATAGCAAAATCTAATCTTTGATAAGTCGCTAAATCATCTTTACCTAAACTGTAAACAGAAGTTAAAGATTGTAGAGCATTTTGATTTTTAAATGTTTGATATAATTGTAAACCCATCTTTGTAGCATTTGGGTTTGTAGTATCTGTAATATTCCCACCAGCATCTAAAGTTTCTAAATATAAAGGAACTTTAGTATTATTTTTATTAGCAAGTTCTATAATTTGTGCAGTTGAATAAATTAATTCACCATTCGCATCTGTTGCTAAAGCATATCTATTTGCAGTTTCTTCTAAATTTTTTTGAGTTACTTTTTTATCTCCTGTTAATTTAAGACCAGCACCAACCGCAACAGATCCTTGACCATTTTCAAAGATAGTGTCTAATGTTTTAATATCTGTCGCATCATCAAAACCTTTATAAACTTCATTTAATAATTTTGTTCTTTCTTCTGAATCTAAAAAAGGAGAGTCTTTTACATTCTTTAACATTTGCATAGCAGCAACATATTGTTCATTTTTTATAAGATTATTTACATCAGATATAAAATAAGATTGTTTTACTTTGTCTACATTTTCTTGTCTTGATATATCTGATAAACCAATATCGTTTGCATAACTAATCTCATTATTAATTGCTTGATTTAATATTATTTTTTTTCCTTCTGGATCGGCAAATAAATATTCATTTGCTAAAACATTTTGGTCATTATCGTGAGTAATTTTCATATCTAATTCAAGTGCATTTCTTGAATTATTTTTTATAGCTGATATTTTTTTAGGTAAATTAATATCAACATTATTTTGCAATAAACTTTTTATTCTAGCATTATCTGTAGTTCCTAATTTAGTATTTAATATTGTTTTAAATTTTTCATTAAATATTGATAATGCCTCCTCTTCATTTGAATTGTTTTCTAAATCTGCAACAATACTATCTGCTTCATTAAAAACTTCTAATGATTTTTTCTTTGCTTCTGTTTTTTCTCTTATATCTCTTTGTTTTAAATAATATTTATTAACTTGAGCTAAAGCAGGTTGTAAAGCTGTAAGAGGTGAATCTTTCATACTAGCTTGTAAATTAGTTTGAATACCTGATGGTCTAGTAGTCATTTCTGCTGTAGCTGTGAATGTAGGAATCTTAGGCATTTGTGTTTCCTCCACCATAAGGATTACCAAAATTAGTTAGTAAACTTGTACCAGCGCTTGCAATATATCCTAATGCTTGCATCCTTGATCTACTTCTTGCCATAGTGCCTTTTATTCTAGCAAAGTTTGCTTCTTCAATTTTTCTTGCTTGTTCAACTTTTGAATTATAATCAATTACATTTCTTTGAATTTCCGCTTCTTCAGCATTACTTCTCAATATTTTTAAAGCAGTACCAGAAAGCTCTGCGCCTGATTTTAATATTCTTGTTTTTACTGAGCTTTGTAAAGTAGCAAACTTTCTATCAAATTGAGCAATATCATAAGCAGTTTTTTGTTTTATTCTTTCAGCTTCTTGTTCTAATACAACAGCATTTCTATCAAATACTTTTTGATTAAATTTTCCTATTTCAGTAGCGTTTTTTGCTTGAATTAAAGAAGTTCCTGCTACTATAAAAGGTGTTGCTGCTCCCATTAGAATATCCTCGCATATCTGTATTGGTCTGAACCATCAAAACCAAACTTTCTCATTAAACCTTCGTTCTTCAAACCTAACCACTCTGCAAATCTTTGACCTTGTACAAAGTCTTTTCTGATTGAAGTTTGAACTCTTACAATATTATTTTCTTTAGCAACTCTTGCAAAATCTTTTTTAATTGCTTTTGCTACACCTAATGGATACTTCCACATGTCGCTTGTTGCTATAACCCAACCTTCTGCTACTTGACCCCATATCATTTTCATACCTGCAGCAAAGATAGGTTTATTGTCTGCTAAACCAGTAAATGCTAAATGATCTTGTTCTAAGTTTTTAGCATTACCTTCTATATTAATATAATTTTTATCTGCCTCTAATACCTTATGGTTCATTTGTTGAGATAAAATAAATTGTCCATGTTGTGCAGTATATGGCACTATATGTAGTATGTTATCCATCATTTGTTACTAACCTTGGGTATACCGATAAAACAGTTAAAGGTAAAGGTTGAGTTTGCCTTACCACTATAAAACCATCTGTATCGTAGTTTCCTCTAAATTCAACTTCTTTATCACCTGTGAATGGTTCAATACCTTCGTTCATCGGATTGGCAGATGATCTGAAAGGTATTCTTTCCATATTATTTAAGTCTGGTCCTACCTCAACACCTACAGTTTCAAACAATCTAATAGTTATTTCGTATATTCTTTTTGTTTTACCTTGTGATGTTCCATTCTGTGAACCAGCATCTATTCTCATTGTTTGAAGTAAAGAGGTATAAGCTAAACCAATTTTTACTTTCTTAGCAGCTCTATCTAAACTTATTGCACCCGAACTAACAGTTTTATCTGGGTGTGTTGCGCCATCGGCTAATATAGAAACTGTTTGTCCTTCAAGGTGCGAAAGACCTGATAATGTTTCGACAACTTGATCTACTGTATCACCTGATGTATGTGCTGCTGCAGTAGTTAAGTTTTGACCTCTCGTACATCCTGTAAGATCATTTGATGATTTACCTGTGTAAGTTATGATCTCTTTATTTATTTTTATCTTACCCGAACTGTTAAAAGAACTTGCGTCTGTCAATGTGATTGTAGTTGCTGAATCTGTTATATCTCCATTGAGTGTTGTTGAAACACCATCGTAGTTTAGCTGGCTGTCTAAATAATTAAATGAAGTATTATCTGTTTCTGTAAAATCAAATGTATTAATAACTTCCACATATCTTTTAGTTGCGCCATTGATAGTTCTTTTTACAATTACATAAACTTCGTACTCATCTAAATCTGTAGGAATAACAGCAACACTTTCACAAACTGCATTACCGCTTCCAAATGATCCACCAAAGATATGTCTATGCCAAGCAACAACTTGTTGATCTCTTTGATATGTAACTGCAACTAACTCACCATCTTCTCTTACTGCATACACAATAGATAGTGGCTCTTCTTGATACGCCATTTGTGTAATACCACCTTTAGTAATATGTTCGGCAAGGATTGTAAGATCAGGTGCAACATAACCATCTACATCAAAGTTATATGCTAGTTCTCTTATTTTTCTTTTAGCTCTTTGTAAAAATAATGTTGCATTACCTACTGGTACAGCATCTACATTTGCTCCACCATAGTTTGATTGTTTTTTAATAATAATATTTGTTGGTGTGATTGCATCATTATCTCCACCCCCATAAACTGCAAACTCACCTCCTGCAGTTCCAATAATTAAAGTTCTAGTTGGTGAAAGAAATCTTATGGCATTAACTTGGTTTGATGCAATCGTATAAACAATAGCATCATCATCTGCAACAGTACCACCAATATTTGCATCCATGTTTTCATAATCACCAGACTTTGAAAAATAAATTGTTTGCGGATTGTTGAGTGTTGCTGCAAATACTAATCTTTGTTCAAAGAAGGTTACGCAAGACGCATGACCTGTGGTATCTGAAAATGCACCTAACGACCAATCAACAGATGAACTACTAGAACCCATATCTTTTAATACTTCAACTTCTACAACTGTACCACTTGTGTATCCTGTTATTTCTCCATAACCATCTCTAAATCTAACTAATCTTCCTACGTCTGTTGAAACAAATATACTTGTACTTGCTGTCATAGTTCTTCCAGTTCCTACTGTATGAGCTGACATACTGATTGTTGTAGTAGTTGTATTGGTATCTAGGTATGGACCATCAACAAAGTCTACTTCTGATAGTGTCCAAGCTGTATGACCTGTTCTTGATAGCTTTCTAGTTTTGTGACTAGGATGTGTAAGGTACATTACATCAGCAGATTGTGCGAACTTAATATCAAATAGTTCTGCAGTTAGATAAGGTGAAGATATTTCATAAGCTGATCCTCCAGATAATATTTGACCTTTATCTTTATAAAAACGAATGTACTGATTACCAAACTCAAGAATGTAAGTTTGTGTAGTTGAAAATTCAAAAGGAATTAATCTTGTTTTATTAGCACTTGTTTTAACTTCTGCAATGTATTGTGTGCCGGGTCTACGAGCTGCCGCACCATGAGGATAAACAACTATGTTCTCTAGTGTCTTGCAGCCTGCTGGATATTTAGATAAATCATTTCTTCCATCTAATCTAGGTGATAGCTCACCTGCTGTAAAATTTGTAAGTTGTGCAGCTACTCTAGCCATGTATTAGAACCTTGCGTTTATAAATGTACCAGCGTCTATAACATCTGCCATTCCATCTTCTTGAGTAGTATTATATCCTTCAGTTGAATCTACAAATCTAGCATCTTTTAATTTTTCTTGATACAAAGCAATCATATTTTGCTGTGTAGTATTGTTAGATGTGATAGCGTATGCTATATCTGCAGACAATGCTGCTGATAATGTTTCTCTTAACAGTTCGTCATATTGATTTGGGTCTGTAATTCTTGAGATATATAATATTTTCATAGAAGAATTATTTGATAATATGGATCTACCTTCTACTTTATGGTTTGAATCATAATCTAATATTCTAAGTAGTCTTAAACAATCACCCGGTAAATCATATTTAAAACTAAATCCCCATGCCGGAGTATCTGTTGATGATGATAGTTCTAATCTTTTTTGTAAACAATTCCAAGGATGTGATCTAAATACACTATCTCTTATTTGAGTATATCTAGCGTTACATAATCTAGCGTTTTTTGAATCTTCTGTTAAGGAAACAATAGTTGTAGCACCTAACTGATTTAATGCTCCATTACAAATATCAACTACTGATGCCATACTACTTCCTTATAATATACTTTCTTCTGATCTGTCTATCTTTTTCTAAAGCTAACATTTCAGCTTCTGTCTTACCTTCTTTGGTATTAAATCCATAATGATACTTAGGACCATACTTAAATCTATCTACCAAAACATATCTGTATACATAGTTCCCTTTTTTAAAATGTAATACAGTTTCTAAATCTTTTATCTGTTTCATACATTCTAGGGGAGTTCCACTCTCGCTTTCCTCCCCTAAAATTCTAGTTATTAGTCAATTACATATAACATTTGCAACTGAATAGTACCAGTACCATTAGCACCTGCTAATGTAACTGTAACTGGAACACCATCTTTGTCAGCATCTGTTACTGTATTTTTGCCTAAAGCAATCGTGTCTAACACTGCAACACTTTGAGCAGAAGTAGACGCAGCCGCAGCTTTATATTCGTCTACATCAGCACTTTCAGATGTACCATCTGCTTTAGTGTGTGCTGCGTAACCTACAGAAATAGTAGTCGATGATCCTAACGCATCATAAGCTACTGAGCCTGATAAAAGTCTCGCACCATTTGGTATGCTAAACATGTGAATTGTTGATTGTTCTGCACTCGCTTCGTACTCAGCAAAAGCTACTCTTACTCTACCAGCAAGTTCGTTTGCTTTTACTTTTTGAGAAGGTGTAGAATCAATCTTAGCTTGTTGTATTGAATCAGCCATAATTATATCCTCCTTCTATTACGCTTCGTGTGCTTGTATTTCAACTACCTTTTCTTCTTCCATTCTAGTAGCGCCAATGCTCATGCAGTAGTACACTTGAGTTGCATAAGATTTGTCAGCTCTTTCGTCAATACGAGCTTGAACATCTTTACCAACTGCTAATGTAATACCATCTTGTGCAAATGCGATACATGATCTTTTAGAAGATGCAATAGATAGTCTGTTTGATACTATAAAGTTAAAACCTAAGAACGAGTTAATTTCACCATTTGCTAATGCTTTAACAGTGTTGAAATCTGAACTTGTTACTTCAGTTGTACCTAATAGATCAGTGATTTGTCTTGGGGATACCACGATAAATCTAGCGATTGATGGATCTACGCTTGCTAAGTCGAACTTTTCTTTTGCAGTTCTTAACTTCGCAATAGTTAAACCATCAGTACCACTTTCTGTAATCTTCTGTGCAGAAGGTAATACAGTTGAAGTTGATCCTGTTTCGCCAGTAAATGCAGTTCCTGTAGCGGCACTGATTACCACGTCATCCATAGCTCTACCCATTGCCATAGCAGCAGCTTGAGCATAAGATGAAGTCGGGTCTATTAAGAGTCTTACTTTATCTTGTTGATCTATTAAATCCGCAAATTCGTAATCCGCAAGAGATACTCTTCTTCTAGCATGCGGAGTGTCGATCTGTGGAGTGTCAGAATGTCTGCTAGTTTTTAATACAGCAGTTACTTTCCCTACTTGGTCAAAGAAAGCATTTTTTCCAACAACAGATTCAAGACGAACTTTGTCTCTTAATAACGATCCCATTTGTTGAGATAGCATTTGAATGTTAGCAGAATACTGCTGTACAAATGCTGTAGTTACTTGTGATGACATATTAGTCTCCCATTGTTATTATTGATGTTAAACAATCAGAGAAGTTATCCGCCTACGCAGGCATCTCTTGGATTTTAAGTCTTTTAGACTAGAAGTCTATTCCTTCTTGCCAGTAAGGTTCTTACGAATTGTCTTACCTTTAATCCATTTATAATAAATTTCACAGATTGGCAAGGGGTCTTGTTTCTGAAACTCTGTTCCTGTTTCTTTAACAATCCTTAAAATCTCAAGTCTAATCTCTTCGTTATTAAGATGCTCACTTGCTTCCACTTAACATCTCCCTCATGGTATAAACTTTTTGAACTACTTTATCATGATTAGGATGAGATTTGTTCCAATATGGACCATTCTTATCATTCATAATCTGATCTATTTCAGTTTGAATATCCTCAGTTCTATCCATGTTTTCAGACTCTGTAGACAATATTTTATCTTCTGACATCATGCTTGCAATCTTTGCAAAGCCTTTGATGACATCAACATTATCTCCAAGTCTAGTTCCATCTGCTAGTTCCATTTCAAAAACTTCTGGTGAAAGATTGGCAGTGGCAAGTGATTTAGCTTTTGCAATATTAGAATCATAGTCTCTACCCCATTCTTGTCTAAGAATGTTTTGAGCTTGAGCCTGTGTAGTTTCTGCATCAACTTTTGCTTGTTGAGTTTGTGCTTCCATATTATTTTTATAAAAATCTAAAACACCTTTTGCTTGTTCATTGTTCAAACCCAATTTAAAAGATTGTTCTTGAAAACTTTTTATTGCTTGTTCATCTAAAGAAACAATATCTGATTTTACATCTAATGAATATTTTTCTGCAGATTCTGGTCTACCCATTTTTACATAGGCTTCTTCCCATTGATCTTCAGTAAAATTTTTATTAGGCACAACCATTTTATCTTGTCCAATCATTCTAGTTGCATTGATGTATGACTTTGCAAGTGCATCTATCTCTGTAAACTTTTCAATGTTAGGATCGTTTCTATAAACTTCGCTAATAGAATCTTTCCAAGTTGGTTGAGTTGATTGTGGTGCAGGTGTGTCTGCTTTGGCAACAGTTGATTGTGTTGCTTGTGCTTCTGTAGTTGTCTGTTCTACAGGCACAGTTTCCTGTGTTATCTGTTCGTTTGACATTTTATTTTTCCTTTGTGAGCAGCATTTGTTTTATAAATAGAAGAACGCTGCGTTGTCCTTCCATATATGCGCTTTCGTGACTATCCCCTTTTATGTTGGTGGTAGAAAGAAAGTGACATCTTTTTTCAAGATCAGACATGACCCTAGAGCCTTCATCTGAATTGAATATTGATTTGTAATCTGTTTGTAGTTGTTTTATTTTTTTTTCTAGTTCTTTTTGATCCATACTATTCTGCATTAACTAGAGCTTTTGCCTCTTCTGGCAAAGCCTTCGCTAATGGAGCTATCTTTCCTCCTGCGTCTGCAACTTGTTGCATCTGTTGCATTTGTGCTTGTTGTTCTGCAAGTTGAGCTTGCTGTTCTCTTTCTGCATTAACTTGTGATTGTAGTTTTAAAACTTTCTGTGGAACACCTACAAGATCAGCTATGTGTTTGACCAACGAATCAAAATTAATGTAATCAAATACTGGAGCAACATTAGCAAGTGATCCTAGTATTTCTATTGCTCTTGTAATTGATGAAAGCTCTGTTCCTTTTTGTGCTTTAGCAAGTGGTGATACATATTCAATTTCAATATCTTGACCTGATAAGAAATCAGGTGCTGGAGCAAATTGATTGTTTCTTAAAAGTATTGCAAAGCATCTGTCGATCATTGGTTTTAATAATTCTGATTGCAGTCTACCTAATACTGGTCCTAGCAATCTCATCTTCTCTTCGTTTCTTTGTATGACTTCTGTTGCTGTCATCTGTGGTCCTTGTTGTAGCAATAATTGATCTACATAGAATACATTTCTAATTGCAGTTCTTCTTTGCTCTTCCATATTTAAACCTAATGGATTGTTTGCACCAATGTTCAGTGGTTCAATTCTATCTCTTGTACCTGATCTGTAAAAGTTAAGTCCACCCGGTACAGTTCTAACTGGTAATAAGAAACCATCATCAGGAACTAATAGAGGTGGGTCTACTTGTTTCTGCGCAGCCTTGATAGTTGTCTTAGACATTTCATTTAACATCTTCACATCTGGTAGAGCTGTCATAGCTGGTGATCTTCCATATATCTCATGCGATGCTTTTAAATATCTTGGTACTACAAAAGGAAACTCAACAAAGCCACCTACTGATAGTTCATTACCATTTTTATATTCTATATAAACAGACTCAAACTCCATATTCTCTTTGTCTTTTTTTCTAGGATCAAAGTCTTGTCTTGGATATACTGCATGTAAAATATCTATTTCATCAAATGGATCTTTCTCTACTTTGTTTTTAGCTTCTTCAGATAAAGAGCTTCCAAACTGTTGAGCCGCAGCTCTAAGTGTAATTTTAAATTTTCTGTATACTGTATCTATTCTACCTTTGTCATTTTCAGTTATAAATATTTCGTTGATGTGTCTTGTAGAAAATTTCAAAAGATCACTTTGATCTTCTTCAATAAACATTGCAGCAGTACCAAATGTAATTAGATCGTGATACAATTCAAATATTTCTTGTTGAAAGTTTGATCTATTGAAAGCAGTGTACATAGTATCTGTTACACCTTCTAACCAAAGTTTAGCTTCATCATCTGAATCTAATCCTTCATCCTTATATCTTAGTGAGAACCAAGGAGTAGAAGGGTTAGTTAGCATCCCATGTAAAGATGCAGCTAACAATTCTACAGCTTGTATTGGAGAGGAATCAAAAATGAGTTCTGTTCTTTTATCACCTCGTGATCGAGTTCTGGTTACATCTGCTTTTCTAGGTTGCATATAATCTGCAACTTCTTGCCAATGTGTTTCCCAGTTTTGTCTACCAGTTTTAAGGCGATCAAATCTCGCCATGATAGTTTTAGTTAAATCTGTTTTTGCCATTATGCACCTAATAAAGTTGGTTTACCTAACACAAGATTTCCACCAGCTCCAGTTTGAGAAGTAAGTATTGTCATTCTTCTACCTCTTCTTTTTGTTCTTCTAGCATCATATTCATCATCTGATTCTTTTTTATCTTCTGCAAGTTTTCCTTCTGTAGTTAAGATAGTTGTTCCACCTACATTTTTTTCAGTTACAACATTTGCTCTTGCTTGAGCAATGCTTGCTTTCTCTTGAGCATTTGAACCACCACCTGATTTTAAAATAGTTTCTCTATATTCTTTTGTTCCATCTTTATTTGTATGAACAACTTTTTCTTTACTATAACCTGCAGATATATTTCCAAAAGCATCAGTTGCACCTGATGTTCTTTTATCCATATAACTTTTAAAAACTTGTTCTTGTCTAGTGCTACTTAATTTTTCAAATTCTTTTTGAGTATAACCAATATTTTGTTTAGCTCTTTTAGAACTTAAAACATCATCATAGAAAAAACCTCTAGTTTTTTTTGAGCCAGCTTTTAATGGTCCACTTAAAAAAGCTACTGCTGGTGTTTTAAATGTTTTGTCTATATTAGAAGCACCCTTACTTATAAATACATTTTTTTTTGCTGCAGTGTCTTTATTAGGATTTAGATTTTCTTTTGTATATGATGTAAATTTTTTTGAAGGTGGTGCTTTAGGTGCAGTGTACTTTGGTCCACCATGTAAACTTGTTCCTCTGTTTCCACTTGGTGAAGTTCTATTATTAGACTTTTTATCTCCATGACTATGACTTCCTCCAAAATGACCCGGCATAATTATACTCCAAATGTTAATGAAGATTTAGTTTCTTGCTTAGTTTCTTTTGTAGCTTTTTCAGCAATATCTTTTTTATGCAAGACTAAAGGTTCTTCAACTTTAATTTTTTCTTTTACCTCTTCTTTAACTTCTTTAATTTTTTTCACTGCTGGTTTCTTTTTAAAAATTTTTTTTATACTTTTTAAAATCATGTTACTTACCCAATAAAGTTTCTAATGCTTGTTCCTCTGTTTCCTGTATACCTAATGGTCCAGTTAAAATAGTTGATTTTCTACCTCTTCTTTTTCTTTCTCTAGCTGCCATCTCTTTTGTAATCTCTTCTTTTTTCTCTTCCGGCAACTCCTCTGGAACTGCTGGCGGTGGTTCTGGCGCAGGTGGTGGCGGTGGTGGTGGTGGTAGTTTTGGTTTAAAAATAGAACCCATAATTATATAATCCTGTATTCATTATCTGCTACACTTTGTGGAGCAATTTGTCTATCATTTATTTCTTGTAATCCAACAGCTAGATACCTCATGGCATCGCAAGCGTGTGAACTCCAATCGTGTACAGGCTTTGACCTAAACATTCTGTTTTTGTCAATATACTTCCTGTGGTAATGTCTTAACGCATCTATCAAGTTTTTGCAATGGTCTACGTCAATCCAACATCTCGGCAAGATCATTGTTGTTGCATGTATTCCATCTTCGAGTGGAATTTTTGGCACGACTTTAAACCTAATTCCTAATTGATAGGCGACCTCTCTCCGGGTCTTACCATTACTAAAATCTGTAACTTCGATGTCGTGTGGCGCAAAGTGATCTTTGTAGACGTAATCCTTTTCCTTTATCATCTGAATATAATGCGGTAATCCTTGACCTCTCTCTTCATGATAGTCGATAATATTGATTGCTCGACCTAGTTGTTGAAAGAATATAATTGAGCTATGATCTGAAACTCCCAAATCCCAACTTGTTGATACTGGTAAGCTAGGATCGTATGGCACTCTAGTTATCTGTCGTTTGTTATCTAACTTTGCAATCTCATCACCATAGATAGCACCTTCGATGTTTGCAATCCAATCACACTCAAACTCTTGCAGATACTTCTTCTCACCCATTACTTCTTTCGCTTTGTCTAGTTCCTCTTGGTCGACAATTTTCGTATCGCTAGCTTTAGCTTTATAATGAAACCAATCTTCCGCACCTTGTGCGTGTTGGTATAAATCATAAAAATTATTATTCATTCCTTGCGGAGTTCCAATAAATACGCAGTACCCCTTTCTGTCGGATAGTGCTGGTCTAATAATCTCAGGAAATAGTTTTTCATTTACATTCGCATACTCGTCAATCACACAACCATCAAGGTATATACCCCTCAAGCCATCTGAGTTTTCTGAGCCTAGCAAGGTGATACGAGAGCCATTTGGTAAATCAACTCTCAGTTCTGTTTCGTTGAATTTGGTGTGGGGTATTTTGGCGGTAAACTGTTTTATATAATCCCAAGCAATAGCTTTTGATTGTTTGAAGGTGGGTGATATATAGGCATACCTAGGGTTTTTATTCTTAGAAGTTAAAGCTGATCTAATCAAATGATTTAGAACTGCCACAGTTTTGCCAAATCTTCTATGACAAACTAATACATTCCATCTATGTTTATCTATTTGTTTATGAATATAGGCTTGATGCTTACGAGGTGTATAAGGTATTTTAATATCCATAACTTAGTGAACTGATTTGCTAGGCATATTCTCATTTAGAGGGTGATAATCAAAACCCAATCTGTTCATAGCAAACATTGTAAATAACTCAGCAGAAGAATGATCTGGTATATTAAAGAATTTAATTACTACATTGTTTGTTTTTTCTTCAATGTAGCAAACACAATCCATATCTTCTGATGAAAAATAGTTCATATACTATATCTAGTTTATTATTGTTTGTCTGGCAAGATGAAGATGAAGCTATGTGTAAGGGTGTCCTCGAGTCCCATGTATATATATATTATAACAGGCGGGTGCATTTTGGGTGTATAGGGGGTCTGCATTTCTAAAAATGTATGCAGCTCTACAAAAATATATATTACTTCCAATAACTTTTATTTATCGTTACGCCAAAAATGTTATGAATTATCTTAACTGGTCCTTATGTGATCCGTTTTTTAACACGAGAACTAGCGCGGCTGCGCTTGATAGATAAATAGTAACTTCTCAACCAATTAAATAAAACTTCTATTCTATTTAACCGGTCTAATAAAAAAACCCGGATAAGCATAAACTCAACCGGGTTCAATGTTTATTATTATTTAATTAAATTTTGCTTGTACTTTTTTTCTCCATTCACCAGCAAATGATTTTTTTTTTATTGGTGTAAGATGATTAAATACAGTTTTTTTCATATCATAATAATATGGTCCTACTGTCTCATCCATTACTTTAATAAACACTTCCTTGTTTAAATAGTCATATCTAATTAAACCAATTACAGCTATTACTTGATCCTTATATTTACATGCTGAATATATTGCATATTCTTTATCTTCAACATGTTCTACATTAAAATCAATAATTGGTAATGACATGTCCATTTTAAACGCATCAACAACTGATGGTTTTTTATTATATTGAACTGATATTGTACCCATTGTTTTAACCTTTCTTTAATTGTTTAATCTCTTTATATATCCAATTTGGTTAATATCAAGCATTAATTATACCTGCGTCAATCTGTCCATATTATAACTATTGCTATATTATACCAATTCGGTTAATACTTACGAAACAACAATGAAAGGTAAAACAATGACAAAAGAAAAAAAATGTGCTGATCTAGTACATCAAAAATATCAAGATACATTAAAAGATTATCAAGATGCTTATGATTATTTTAATGACGGATATAGAGAACTAGAAAAAAAACCTAATGAAGATTATGAGTGCTATGAAGATTTTTTCGACTATGTAAACCAGACAGGTTTGTCCTTTGACTTCGTTGAAGCAGGAACCTTTGAGGGTCAGACTTCTGGGTATTGGCGTTTCCAAATGTCTTGGGGTGGTCCTAGTGATGAATTTAGGATCTATACAGACTATGATAAAAACATTAATTATATTGAGTATTGGTACATGGATTGGTTTGATGGTGCTTCTATTCGTGTTTATGATGATGTTATATATCATATCTGTCAAATGTTTTTAGAGTGTTCAGAACATCCAGAACCAAACCAATATGAACTAGAAGAGCTTGAATATGAGACAGTATAATATCAATATGTATCAAGTTCCTATTAAAAAAATATATAGGATCAAACAATACTGGACCGATTGGTTAAAATATAGGCTGCCAATACCTAAAAAAATAACGCCAAGAATATTAACAAATCTATTGGGGGGTTACAAATGAAGAAGTACAAAGTTAATATTCTTG